CCAAGTAAGAATAGCGGCATCAAACATAGCATTGTGAGCAACCGCAAGAGACTCACGCCAGTTGAACCGTTGTAGGAATTGTTTTGTTTGTTCATACGTACCACTAAACCATTCAGTGTCTTCATCACCAACTTTAACGGCTACTCCAATCACTTCAAAGTGCGGACTGCGTATGTACTCCTCCGTTGTTATTTTAGTTAGAGAGAAATCACGACTGTAATAAGTCTCGAAATCAATAGTTAGTATGCTCATGTACGCAGTATCTCTTTGATGGTTGTGTGTAGCCCGTCGATGTTATCTTCGTTGACTACGAATGCTACGCCCTTAGCCTTTTGTATCTGTTCTATCTCTCGTAGCTGTAAGGCTGTGGGTTTGTTTGTGCCTGCTTTACATTCGATAGCAACGAAGTAGCCTCGTATACAACATATGATGTCAGGTACACCTGAACGACCATAGCCATGAGTAGCAGGGAAGAAGTAATAAATTTCATACTGCTTCAGTAGTTCTGTTACTTTCTTCTTGACCTTGTGTTCCTTGGTGTCCATGAGTTCTTTCCTTTACGTATTCAATCAATGCGTTACGCATACGTATGTAGCATGAAGACCCAACTCCGTTGTGTGTGAAGTACTCAATAACTTCTCTTGGGTATCGTATGTTGGTATGTATCAAGGTTGGATTTTTATTTGGCCCTCGTTTCCTTCTCTCGGTCATTGGCCTACACCTATATTGAATGGGTTGTGGAATTGGAACTTGGGTGCTTTGGCTTTCTTTACCTTGTCTTTCCTTTCTGTAGCGTAGTAACCGTAAGCCCACCCTAACTTTTTACAGATAGAAGATTGACGCAGCATAAGTTCGCGCTGCACCTTACCTTCTTCAAGCAACGGCATGAGCGAGTTGGATACGGCCTTGGTTGTAACGTTCAGCTTGCTTGCCAATTCCTTGAGCGTTACGGGTGAAGTTCTTGTCTCCATATATTTAAGACAAGCCTGACCCCTATCGATCTTAGCCTTGATTCTCAGTTTGTGGATACTCATACTCGTGCTCATTCGTCCCTCCACGTACCATCCTTAAATATAAAACGTGTAAACAATAACCTCCCATAGGTGTCGTAGTGTGCAGCCATACAGGGTGGATCGTTGTATGCCGGAGCGCGAGAGGGTAACCCCATGCCACTTGACGTTTGATGCGGGAAGTAATACATGGTTGTCACAGCTTCTTTGGGTACGTTCGGTGGTGTAGTGAAGTCATACAGTTCGCGTTTCATTGCTCACCCCTTGCTTTCAGCATAGCGTCTGCTAAGGCATATGCTGATTCTGCATACTTCATTGAATCTACGGTTTGTCCGCTAGGAATTAATGCCTGCATCGCCTTAGCTGCAAAGTAATCGCGCAGTGTCATTCCTGTTTCGTTCGGCCATCCGGTTCGTGGAAATGCTGGGCCTCCATTGTTAATCATTGCTCACCCCTTGCTCTGATGGCTGCGGCGCATTGTCGGTTCTCATAATCCTCACGCTGCATTCCAGCTTCATTGGTTATGCGGTTATCACACACCTTCGCACACGCCTCACGCTCTCTGGCTGCGACTATTTGACAAAGAGCGTAAACAGCCTCACCCACTACTACGATGCCGTTGTCTCGCATTAAGTCATCAATGCCGTCTCGTGTCATTGCTCACCCCTAGGATAAAAAGTGACAACATCGCCTCCGGGATAAATCGTGGCCGTACACCCTAACTCTTTGCACACGCCATTGACCCAATGCTGCACATATCGCAGCGAAGGAACCTCATCGGGCAATCTTTGTTCTAGTAGTGCAAGGCTGATCGTAGCCGCTTCGTTACTTCTAATTTTGTTATGAATCCAGTCTTTCATTGCTCACCCCTTGCTCTGATGGCGGCGGCGCACAACTGCCCATCAAGACTTGGTGCTTCTTCAAGGCACACCTTCGCACACTCCTCACGCTCATGCTTGGAAACAAGGGCGGCGAAGCGTTCAAGAACATCGGGGGTGGCAAAGACTTGCACATCGTCCCAGTGCTCTGGGCTTCTGAAAGGTTTGCACCCCGCCGCCCGCGCCATGCGGATGATTTCCTCGCGGTTCATGCGTTTCCCCTTGCGCGGATGGCTTTCTTGCAATCCTCGGCATCCGGTTTGTTTTTGTAAGCCTCGTCCTCGTCTTCAAATTCTTGATTGCACCAGTCATGAAACATCTGGTCGCACAACCTTGCACACTGTTCTCTTTCATGCTCGGCAACAAGGGCAGCGAAGCGTGTTACAGAATTTAACGGCTTTTCGTCAGATCCGTAAGCCAATCCAGCCCCCCGCGCCATGCGGATTATTTCTTCTCTATCCATGATTCTTCCCCTTCTTTGTTACTCCATTCTTGCCACCTTGCTGCGATGAGATCTAATAAATGTTTAAGCAGCGATTGATCTGAATCAGATAAATCATCTCTACCTGCGTACTCAAACAGCAAGTTCCATATAGCTTCGCGCTCATGCTCGGCAACAAGATATGCAAAGTATTCAAGCTGATAAAAAGCATGAACAACCCCGTTGGAATCAGCAAGCCCTGCTTCTCTAGCCATGCGGATGATGTCTTCTCTATCCGGCGGGTCGGCTTTTATCACGAGGCAATCCGGCCAGCCGTGAATGCGGTGGTCAACGTGAGCCACCGGCTCTTGCTCTGTCTCCAATGCTTGTCGCAGTGCGGCAATGGCTTCACCGTAGTAATTTTCATCGCCTGTTTCCCCTAACATCTCTGCGCCTGCATCCTCCAGCACCTCTATCGCTTCTTCAATAGCTTCTCTATCCATGATTCTTCTCCTTTAGCTTGGCTTCGATGGCGCAAGCAAAATCACCCCAGTGCTGATTTCCTGAATGGATCTCTTGTATTTCATAAGCCGTCATCCCAACCCATTCACGCTTAGCTGGTTTGCTTGAAATACAAGTAACCGTATAGGGTTTGCCGCATTGGCACTGCCACGCCGTAGGCCCCGGCCCATACCACACACCGTCGATAAAACCTACCCCGCTATCTGCTGGTGTCTTTGCCGTTTTGTTTTCGCTCATGACTTCTCCCCTTCAATAATTAGTTTCTCTCGTTGCATTCGCTCCCTAAGCTTCTGTTTAAACTTATAGCGTTTAGCAATCTCTGCGCGGGTCATGATGGTGCGGGGTTTATCTTCACCTTCACCTACCTTAAAGATCTTTGTAGTATCCGCACCCCTTGAGTTCTTTAGCCACCCAATGACGTGAACTGCTTTCTCTTTATGTAGTGCTCGCAAGTAGGATTGCGTCGTTACAATGTGTAGTCCTGTCTCGTTGGCAATATCGTGTGCCGTACATCCATCAAGCAGCATGCGTATCATTCGCGCATACAAAAGCTCGTTCATCTTGATCATGCTTGATCACTCGCATGACGCTTCCATTCCTCCTTCTCTTTCATACGTTGTTCATACACTTCCATGAGCAACTCTGCTGCCTCCTTTATCTTGAACTTCTCTGTCGTGCAGTAGTTGGGCAACCCCTCGGCGTAACCCTCAAGCCATGCAGCGAGCATGGCGAACCTATGCGCGGGACTCATTGTCTAGCTCCTGCTAAATTAAATGGATCGTTAAAGATTGTGCTTAGCTTATTTTTCTTAGGTTTCTCTTTGCGACCATGCTCCACACGGTGCATGCTCACGAATGTATAGAACCGTTCTAACTGCCCTGACTTACCACGTTCAGTAAAACTTTTTATATACCCAAAGAATGCAAGTCTTCTCAGTAAGTTATTAGCAGCCGCAGGGGACACTCGTAGATGAAGCGCAACCTCTCTGCGGTTTGGGGGGATCTTGCGGCTACGCACGTAGGTGACGCACTTAAGCTGCAAGGGTGTCATCTCGTCGTGATAGCTCATCCATTTAACTCCTTAAGCCTACGCTGCGCCCAGTTCGCGCCTGCTGTGAACATCGAAGAATTAACCCACCGCATACTCTCAGCGAAGATCGTTGTGTTGGCTAAGTCCTTCCACTCACTGCGCTGTTGCAGTTTCTCGTATACCTCTAACTTCTTCTCAAGAAGCTCGATGTACTGTGCGCTCGTCATATTTTTTGGTTTCATATTTCTCTTTTATCTCCATGATTGCTTGAGCAACTAGCTCTTGTGCTTCCCGTACGATGCTGCGTCTACCTCTCACAATACCGACCATGAAGCCGACTAAAAATCCAAAGGCCCAAATCAAAGTGCTTTCCATCCTTTGACCTCCTCAGTCCAAGACCTTGCCCATAAAGACATAACACTAAGCCTTGCGCCTGCGTCTACCAACTCAATTGTTTTATATACCGTTCTAGTATGTTTAGTACCAGGGCTAACCCAACGATGCTTCTCGCTATAGTCCGGTAGGTAAGGAACCCCACGCAAATAAAAGACAGGTTGTGTTTCAGTCTCTGCTACTTTATTTAGATTCATCATCGACATGCTTACTTCTCCGTTTGATCATCTCGTCTGCTACTCGATAGGCAAAATCTGCAAATGCTTCTTCTGGTTTGTACTGCGGCATCTGCCCCCACTTACCTGCGAGGATTCCTGCTATTGCTGACATAGCAAAATCGTCACGCAACTCCGTTAAGAACTGCTTCTCTGCCCATGCACGTTCTGCTTCAAACTCATCCATATAACCTCCTATAAATTACCTGCCTAAGTTCGCCCCGCCATACCCCGCCTAACCTGATTACACCGCAC